TCTTAACAAAAGTTTACCAGTGAAATTGTCAAAACCAGATAAATTGCCAACACCTGCAAACGATATTTGAGGGATTAACACCAATAATAATATAAGAAATTTCTTCATATTACTCCTTAATTGCAAACATAAATAACATTGTCGCCTGCTGTATCAGTGGAAAAATAAACTAAATTTAAGTTTGATATTGATACATTGTTCCAAGGCATACCGGGTGCAAGCTCTACGCCTTTATTTGCGCCTGATGCATTAGTAACAGTAATGCCACCACCATAAATTGAACCTGCATTAACTGTATCAGCTTGAAACGTACAAGAAGTGATAGCAAGAGCAGGCATTTGAGTTCTATCGGCTGCACCTGCGTCAGGAATATCAACAAGAGCATTAGTTATTGTAGCGCCAACACCCGGAACGATTGCTATATTTAAACTTCCATCATTGTTGACTCGTAAAACTTGTGCTTCGCCTGTAGCATCAGAACCGCCAACTGGTGTCATTGTTGCATGTTCCAGAGGAACAAAAACTTGTTCTGCATATATATATAATGGTATAAGTAGTATTATAAACATTAATGCGGGAATAAAATTCTTTAATTTCAACATATAAACTCCTTTTACTTTTCTGCTTCTCTTGCTTCGATTTCTAGTGGCATGTTTCTATAGCCATATTTAACGTATTGATAAAAATACAAAACTATAAAACCTATTATATAATATCTTTTCCATTGTTCCACGTGTTTTTTTTCATGCTTGATTAAATTGACCTTAGTTGCTTCTTTTGGTGGCCAAATAAATATAAGTGTCCAGATAGTTATACCAACTATATTCTTTTCAAATAAATTGGGTATTTTCAAAACCCATTTTGCAAATTTATTTGTTATTATCATATTAAAACGCACCACCTGCCGCTGAATATGGTTTATTGGTTGCAAAACTAAATCTATATGTTCTTATTGAACCTGCACCAGCTTCCGATAAAACTATATCAGTTCCGTTGATAGTGGTTAAAGTTGGTGTGCTAATACCTCCTGCAACAATATACTCATTACTCATATAAGCCCAATCAGTTCCATCAAATCTATATATTCTTAAATCATCATCTGTTTGATCTACAAGTGCAATATCAGTAGAATTTAAAGCTGTAATTGCAGGAGTTAAAATTCCGGCAGTAATATTAAGATCATTACCTACTTGTGCCCAATCTGTTCCATCAAAACGATAAACTCTAAGATCTTCATTTGTACCATCTATAAAAGCAATGTCTGTACTATTCAAAGTGGTAATTGCTATTCCACCTGCAACTCCTGCAATATTAAGATCATTACCTACTTGTGCCCAATCAGTTCCATCAAATCTATACATTCGTAAATCATCATTTGTACTATCTATAAAAGCAATGTCTGTTGCGTTTAATGCTGTTATTGCTATATTGGCTATTCCTGCAATATTAAGATCATTACCTACTTGTGCCCAATCTGTTCCATCAAAACGATAAACTCTAAGATCTTCATTACCTGTATCAATAAAAGCAACATCAGTACTACTTAAAGCTGTTAATTTAGGGTCTACAACACCTGCAATATTCAAGTCATTACCTCTTTGAGCCCAATTTAAACTATTACTAAATCTATAAACACGCAAATCATCGTTTGTGGCATCTATATAAGCTATATCTGTAAATTCTGTTTCAGTACCACTTAAAGCAGTTATTGCAGGAGCTCCACTTCCTGCAATGATTTCGGCATTTCCTAACAATGCGGCTTGTATCCAATGCAATAATCTTCCGCCTGTGGTATCGTCCAAATGTGCATGATTGCCTGCTGTTGCTACAGATAGAGCATTGGCCCATGTTAGAGTTCCACCTTCTGAAGCAGATACATGTGTATGAATACTTGTTCCTGCAAAAGTGAATGTATCTGCATTTTCTAGAATTTGATTTAATAAAGGAATTTCTAAAACAGTTCCACGCCTTCTAAATATAATTATTTCGTGTTCATTTGTATTCGCTGTTAAAGAACCTTCTGCAACTACAGAATAATTTCCGCTAGCAATAACTCCATAAGCCGCTGACGTTAATACTAAATCTGAATCATCAAATATTCCAACTAGCACTTCACCATCTGCAAGAGATAAAGCACTATCAGCAAGCGGAATACTATTTGTCCAAACATCAGCGCCAATTTTAAATATAAATTCTAGATCTTGAGTAAATGCAATATTAGGTGCGTTCCAAGTTAATACAGCATCACTTCTAAAAAGAATTGAAAACACCATATCTCTGTAATAATCACCAAAATCTAACCATTCTTTGATCTTTAAAAACAGCCAGTTCATCCATTGAAAAGGCGGCTTCTCTTGAGATAGCCAACCTGTTGATTTCTTGCCTGCTGATGGTTCTGTTGCATATAAAACATTGCCATCAGCCCATTGTGGTTTAGTCGGTTTTCCTAAAAGTCCTGCCATAACAAATCCTTTCTAAGCTGTTAATGATGCGAACTTCCCACCAACTGTTGGGTCTAGCAAATCGCCAAAACCTAACCCGTCTGGGTCGCCTGCAAACGTAAACATCGCACCTGCCTCATACCATCCAATACCTATAACTCTGACACCACCGGCTGCAACCAATTCCATAATATTTAATATTTCAGTTTGATTCGTGTAATCCAATTCGTAAATACTTAAATCATCATATTCAACATATCCTGCGGCTGCATGATCTGAACCAAAATCTATTGTTGTTGCAGTTGCTTGGAATATTATATCAAATTCATACCAATCTGCATAAGCAAAACCGGTGTAAAGTGTAACAGCGCCATTTATAACAACTGGAAGATTGCCTAAAGCATTTTCCATTCTAACGCGGCCATTGATAATATACCAATTCCCAATAGTTAATTGTGTTTGTCTTGCTGCCGGACTATTAACTGCATTATATGTAACTCGTAAACATTGCAGCCCTTCGTATGGAGTTGTTAGGCTTTTTGTCAAAGTTGCAGAATTAATAGCTGCCCAAAATCCAGTACCTGTCGTTTCCATATCTTCATCATCTAATAATTGAGAGCCTGTAATTGGTGCAGAACCACCGAAGATTGCAATTTCAGCCGGATAATGTTCTGTCAAATATGAAAGTGATGTTTCTGAAACTAAATTGAAAACACTTATAACATCTTGAGGTGTGCCTTTAGAAACATTCTGACCTATTTTCCCATACAACGCCAATCTATAGGCTGCATCGCTTCTACCACCCCTAGCCTTGCCTACAATCTCCCCTATTCCGTCTAATTGTTCGCCTGATGCAGCATCAAGGTTACGCAAAGCCAAAGCGTCGTACAGTACATCCTCAATGGTTTGAGCGCCTGTTATAAACGATTGTATGTATCCATTGATTAATGTCTTGTCAGAAAATTGACTTAACAATCTAAGTTTGCCATCGGCAACATGTGTGCTTATTTGTGTAGGCTCTAAAGCCATTTAAACCCCTTATGTAATATCAGTAATAATAATTCTGCTTGTATCCCAAGTTGAAATTTCATCAACGTCAATTTCTATATTATCGTCAGTGTGAGAAGTAGTAGCAATTTCACCATCAGGTTGAGATAATCCTGCTGTGCAACTATAATTTGACATTGGTGAAGGACTGCCTGCTGCTGCCGCTGTTACTGTTATTTCTCTTGCTGCCGTAACAGTTGCAGTTGCAACTAATGCCATTGCTTGTAATTGAGTTGCAAGATCTGTCATAGTTTGATTATGAGAAGCGTTATAAGGAACTTGAACAATTCCCGTACCTGCAACGTCAATGTCTATTAAATTACCTGCTACAAAATCAGCATCAACAGTCAACGTCTGAACTAGTGCTATATTAGTAATGGCAACTCTAAAATTAATATCTGTAATACCAATAACATCGTGGACTGGTTCATATAGTTCAGTCACGATAACATCGTTACTAATACTAAAATTAGTTTCTCCAAAAGCCAATACGTTCGTCTGAATAGAGGCATCACCTGTAGCCGGATAATCTGACGTCACAACAATATCAATTTCAATATAAATATCAATTTCAACAGGTCTTGAGAAATAAACAGTATGATCGAATCCTTGAGAATCAGTAACAACAACAGATGAACTACCATATGTTGCAATGCCTGCTGCCTTCGTATCCCAAATAGCGTCAGCAATATCAACATCAGTACCATCTAACACAACAGCTTCAACAGATTTTGCGGGTCTGCCTGCAAGATCAACTGCATTAGTATCATTCTCATATACGATGGCTGCTATGACATCATCTAAATCTAAGATCTCGGCTCTTATTGCATCAACTGTACCTGCACCCGGTGCTGCAAGTGTTTGTAATCTTCTTATTCTTAAAGCTGCATCAGTTTCAATTTCTGTGCCAACTTCTATATCCA